CGGTTGGCGTGAGCCCCTTGTGCTTGCGGTGGGCCACCACCAGGTCGGCGAGCGCCGTGAGGCTGTCGGACGTCAGGCGCAGCGCGGTGTCTGCCTGGATGAATTGCCATCCTCCGGCGGGTTGGTCATTGGGAAACTTGAGAAGAGCCATGAGTGAATTCCTTCGTGTACCGTTTCTGCGCGAGCTTGGCCAGGTCCCTGAGTCGCCCCCAGTTGGACGCTCCGCTGGCCTGTAGGATCCCGGCGAGCATTCCCTTTCGGACCATCAGTTCCCCGATCTGGCAGAAGGGATCGCCGAAGTCCGGGGACCTGCCCAGCCGCTTTTTGTATTCGGTCTTTGACTCTATCACCATCAGCTTCTTGTCCCCGCATTGCTTGAGCGCATACTTCCGGCCAGCGAGATCCTTAACGGTCTTCGGATCGAGGTTGGACAGTCCGCAGATCATTCCCTCGCGCGCGAGAAACGACGCCCGGAACCACAGTTCCGCCACGAAGTACTTGACCTGTTCCCGCGCCTCCATCGAATCGTTTAGCCGAAGCGGCCGCTCGGTGGCCTCGCCGCCATAGTAGATCGCCTGCACCTTCGGGCTCCACTTCGTGCGAAGGAGCGCATAGACGCCGCGGGCGTTCCCGGTGCCGTCCATGATGAAATTCTCCGGCAGCACCCCCTCCAATCCGCACTCTCTCATGACGGCATCGGCGACCTGCTGCTCCTTTTCCAGCCGGTCCTTGCCCACCTCGAGCTGGATCTTCACCGTCCGACGGGCCTGCGCGCAATACTTGCCGTCGCGCAACTGGCCCATCTCGCCGAAGTGGAGCACGCAGTCATCGTAGTCGAACGCCGGGTCCAGCGTGGCAAATGGCGTCGGCGTGTAGTCGAACGCCACACTCTGCTTCGCCTTCTCGATGGTCGGGGTGCTCCAGATGAGGCCGACCAATCCGTCGGGAGCCGGGAAACCCAGGACGAACATCCACCACTCGATTGAGTCCTCGCCGCTCACGGCGCGGGTGTCATCGACGTACTTCTGGTCGAGCAGGTAAGGGAAAATGGTCCGCTTTGCCTTGATGTTGGGAGACATCAGCCCGTTGAAGTGCAGGCAGATTCCATCGGGCTGCACGGTCTCCCAGAACGTGTCGTTTTCGTTGACTGAACCCCAGCCGTTTCGCGGGCAGGCCCACTTCGACCCGAAGAGCGACTGCTTCAGCGACGGGTTGGTGAGGAGCGCGGCAATGAAGTCGGGCGCCACCCGGGCGTTGGCGATCGCCGTGTAGATCGCCTCGCCCATATCCTCGCACTCATCCCCGATGATCCTCCGCCGGTCGGTGTGCTGGCCTCGGATCTTGCCGGCGGTGGTATCGGCCGAGTCCGTGGCGATGCCCTGGATCTGGAACCGATCGCTGTCGACGCGCTCACGGTCGCGCAGTCCGAACTTCAGCTCGTTGCTGGTCGTAGTCGGCTTGAAGAGCTTCAGGAAGGATTCCCGCATCACGCTGCGCTCGATCGCCGTCATCAGGTCGCCCCAGATGCGCGTGCGCAACGAGTCAAACTTGGTCGTGGTGAACGTGGTCGAGGTGCTCATGGGCAGGGCCACATAGTCGAGGAACGCGCAGTGCGCGGTGACAAAACTCTTGCCGCTCGAGGTGTGGCCGATGACCGAGATGATCCGGTACTTCGTCCAAGCCCACGCGATGAGGTCGGCCCACTCATTCCACTCAAACTGGGGCCAGACGATCTTCCAGGCGTTCTTGAAGTGGGTCTCCTTGCTCTCCCCGGTGGGGAACTTGGCGCTCTTGGCGTAGCAGGTCAGCTCGATGTTGAGGTCGTTGACAACGTCCAGTTCCCAGAGATAGCCGTATTTCTTCTGCCACTTGGTCTTGTCGTAGGCTTCCTTCTTGGCTGGAGCGATGTCGGTGGTCGGCACGAACTACCTTCAATCCCTGCCGGGAGCCATTGGCAAGCCATCACTTTTGTCTGGACTGCACCATTGGGGTGTATATTGCATCTGTCTGCATGAAATTTGTGCAAATCCGCATATACGGACCGTTGGCGCAGAAGCTCAAGGAAAAGGCCAAACAGGAGGACAGGTCGATCTCCAAGACCGCGGCCCGGATCCTATTTGCCTCCCTCGCCAATGCACCTGCTCGCAAATAAGTCCACGGTCGACATGGGGTGGTTTGGGCTGCTTACGCCAGGCACCTGGCTGGTCACCGACCAGAACGCCTGCGAGATCGGGCTGCACTGCACCCGCGGCGACTACCAGATTTCCCCGTTCACCGAGTGGAATCTGTCGGCCAACGTCGTGACCGCGCTCATTGTTGCCAATGGGGCCAAGGGAGACCTGCTTTTCCTTACCCCGGTGCTGCGCGAACTCCGGAGCCGTCTTCCCGAGATCAAGGTGACGCTGGCCTGCTTTCCCATCCACCACTCGATGTTCGACGGGCTAGATCTTTTCGACCGGCTGATCTCCTATCCGGTGCCGTTTGACGAGGTGGAGAAATTCAGCCGGGTTATCTCGCTGGAGAACGTGATCGAGAACGCCGGCATGACGCACGCGACCGATGCCTTTGCCAGGAAGCTCGAGGTGGACGTGATCACCGACTACCGGCCGGCGTACTGTCTGACGCCGTTCGAGCAGGCATGGGCCGAGGCCAGCTATCCGGCCACCGGTCGCCCGCGCGTGGGCCTGCAGATGGCTGCTTCGGTCAGCAATCGCAATTACCCGCTGGACCACTGGCTCAAGGTCATCAAGGGAATCATCGGCCGGGGCTGGGACGTGTTCGTCTTCGGGCACCCTGGGCAGTACCCCAAGCTGCAGACCAGTCCTCACCTCCACAACCTGACGCTGGACAAGATCGATTTCCGTAAGGCGGCGGCCGCGCTGTCCACCTGCCAGGCATTCTGCGGAGTGGATTCGGTGTGGGTCCATATGTGCCACGCGCTCGACATCCCGGCAGTCGGTTTGTACGGACCTTTCCCATGGGAGGCTCGGACGGCGAAGTCCCCGAAAACATTAGCTCTATCTGGGTTTGGCGAATGCGCTCCGTGTTTCTGGCATATCCACGCCGGCAGGCATTTCCCGCCCAACAAGCCCTGCAGCCAGAACGGAGTTTGTGTGGTGCTGGCATCCATCGAGCCTGACCGCATCATCTCGAAGATCGACTCCCTGAAGCCAAAATGAAACAGGTCACCGTCAGCATCGCAACCTACGTAGCGCTTCCTTCCGCTCGTCTCTGCCTGAAGGCATTGATGATGCAGAAGGGCGTGGATTTCGATGTGATCCTGACGGCAAACGGATCTCCTCCGGCCGCAGCCTTCTTCCGCGAGGTCGCAGCGACCTATCCAGATCAGATCAGGTTCGTTGAGAACGAGGAGAACGAGGGGTTCATCGCTCCCAACGTGAAGGCCCTGTCAATGACGAGCACCCCGTTTTTCCTGATGCTCAACGACGACACGCAGCTACCTCCGAATGGTCTGGAACTTTTACTGAAGCCATTCGCCGATGACGAGAAAACCGCTCTGGTCGGGGTCATGGGAGGATGCAGCGAGCTCGACGCAAACTTCGAAGGTAAGTATGGCCCGGCGCTGGAATACGTCGAGGGAGCGTGCCTGATGTGCCGCACGGACCTGGTGAAGAAGCACGGGCTGTTCGACCCTATGCTGCACTTCGCCTACTGCGAAGATAGTGATTTGTCTCTGCGCATGCGGGAATTGGGCTACACGGTTGGCCGGGTCGTTATGGACATCCAGCATAAGCGTGGGGCGACTGCCCGCTACGTTCCCGGCATCTACGACGTGCGGATGGCAAACCAGCAGTACTGCGCCAAGAAATGGGCGCTGTATCTCAAGACGCGCAAGTTTGATCCGGCCAACCCGCCGGCTACTTTGCCTGCACCAGCACCGTCCCCCGTGCCTGTGACGGCGGCCGCTCCGGTTCCAGTGAGCACCAATACCGTTCCACTGACCGTCGTCACTTGCACTGGGGACCGGCCGGAGGCGTTCGCGCTGGCGGAGCGATGGATGGCGCGGCAGACCGTGCAGCCAATCCAGTGGCTGGTCTTGGACGACGGTAAGGTATCGACCGTCTGCACCCAGGGTCAGGAATACTACTCCGACGCCAAGTGGCGCGGGAGGAACAGCATGGTGGACAAGATCAAGTTCATCCTGGAGAAGAACCTCGTTACGGGCGACGGCCTGGTCTTCTGGGAGGATGACGACTGGTACGCTCCAACGTGGCTGGAGTTTGTCTGGAACAGCCTGAAGATCGCCGACATCGTGGGGGAGGGCAGGGCGATCTACTACAACGTCAAGTACCGCTGGTGGCATGAGCACGGGAACATGGATCACGCCTCGCTCTGCGAAACCGCTGTCGGCCGCAAATTCTACCCTCGGCTGAAGGAGTTGTTCAACACCTCGATGGACCCCTTCATCGACAACCGCATCTGGCGGGAGAACCGATTTAAGAAACACCTCGTCGATCCAACCAACCCCAATCGCCGGCTTTCGGTGGGCATCAAGGCCATGCCCGGGCGGATGGGATACGGGTCGGGCCACAACAAGCCAGAGCGCAGCTCAAAGATGGACCCGTCGCTCATCAAGTTGCGCGGACTGTTGGGTGATGAAGCCTATGCCTATGCAAATTACGAAGCCCCAAGCCGTGTCCCTCCCAAGTGACAGCAACGAGTGCTGGAAGGTTCATGGGCCCAAATGGGAGAAGTGGATTGGCCACCTGAAGGGAACTCCGGCCCAAGGGCTGGAGCTTGGCACCTTCCAGGGGGAATCGGCTGAGGCGATGCTCGACCACATCTTCACGCATCCACAAAGCAGCTACACTTGCGTGGACACCTTCCAGGGGAGTGCCGAGCACCATGTCGGGGGATTCGACTGTTCCCAGTTGCTCCAGCAGACGACCCATCGGCTTGAACGCTTCGGTCATCGCGTTCATATCTCCGAAAGCCTGTCGAGCGCATACCTGATCAACGTCCGCAGGGAACTTGACTTCATCTACGTTGACGCCGGGCACGACTCCATCAACGTCCTGCGCGACTCCGTGCTGGCCTGGGACCAGTTGGTTGTCGTAGGTGTCATGGTCTGGGACGATTATTTGTGGCGTGAGTTTCCTGATCCGCTCGACTGCCCAAGACTTGCCATCGACTCGTTCCTCACGATCTACGATCGCAAGTTGGAAGTACTCCAGCCCCCGGGTTGGCAAATCGCAGTCCGGAAGCTCTCCGAAGCGTGACCGTCGAGCTTCACGTATTGACGCGCAACGAAGAGCAGATGCTGCCGTTCACCTTGGCGCATTACTCGTCGTTCTGCTCGAGGATCGTTGTCCACGACAGTTTCTCCACGGATAGGACCCGGGAGATTGCCGGCAAGTTTTCCGCTCAGGTGGTGGATTGGGACACCGGAGACAAGTTCAACGACCAGGCAGCCCGGATGCTCAAGAGCACCTGCTGGCATGGAACCAATGCCGACCGGGTGATCGTGATCGACTGCGACGAACTGGTCGTTTTCCCCGAGGGCGTCGTGAAAACGCTGGAGGCATCCGGGCCCATCGTGAAACCGCAGGGCTACGAGATGCTTGGCTACTACTGGCCCAATGACGGCGAATCCATCCTTGCGGCGATCCCCCATGGGGCGCGCGATGACAAGTGGTACGGCAAGCCGATTATCTTCAGCCCAAAACTAGTTGGAGAACTGGAGTTCTCGGCCGGCGCGCACTCAATTGAATGGGCCAAGGGACCGACCGGAAAGCCTCTGCGCATCCCCAAGGAAGCTACTTCTCCGACCGTAAAGCTGCTCCACTACCACCACGTCGGGCCGATTGAAGAGATCGCCCGGCGCTACGACGAAAGCCGCGCCCGGTTCGCCCAAGTAAACATTGACCACCGATGGGGGATTCAGACGGATGGGATGACCGAGGCCCTGCGCAAACGCGAATTGATCCTAGCGAAGCTGGAGCGCGTGGTTTGAAGGAATTCTGACCTACCGCATGTCGGTCATCCGTATTAGGTCCTTGTACCACGAGGGCTGGTTCTGGTAGATCTGGGCTCCGGTGGCGGCACCGGGGACCCCAAGAAGCGATCCGGCCGCTCCGAATGCCTTGGCCCTCGTCGCGCGTCGTCCAGAGGGAGTGGCGTTGCGCCCAAACTCGCCTTTATCCATTGCGGCCTGGTAACTCGATTTCAGAGCTTGGATTGACGTATCAACCACCGGCACCCCGGTCTCTCCGTATTTCGACATGCCGACGATGTTTCCGATGAACGGAATCCTGCGGGAAAGCTCCGTCCCCATCTCCATCGGGAGATCGGCCTTCCTCTTCGCGGATGCCTTGGATCCGGTGATCTTTCGATTGACCTCCACGATGAGCGATTCACCGGCAAGCATGGCGACGAAAGCCAGGGCCATAATCGTCAACTGCTTTATGTTCCCCTCTTTCACCCCCAGATCACCGATGTCGTGTTTCAGGAAACTGGACTGGCGCAGCATCGTGTTCTGAAACTGGAATAGGGCGTGGGTGTACGACATGTTCTTCCCGGTCAACGTGCCACGGGAAACCGCCTGGGGGAGATCCTTCCGGAGCGGAGAAGTCACGGACATGCGGGAAATGACGAGCGCCTTTCGCTGGGCCTCCGTGTCGATCGGGATATTGGGGTAGTTTCTCCAGTCCTTGCCCGCATCGTTCAACTCCTGCAGATAGCGACCAAGAACGGTTGCCCGGGCATTGACCGTGTCCAGAGCGCGCTCGATGACGAAGGATCCTGCTTGGGCCCGCCGCCAGATGTTTCCGTTGGCCAGTTCGGCGATCGCGGGCTCACCTCCGAACCGCTGACTGATCTCGGCGAAGTTGCGAGCGATGAATGCGCGACCCTGAGGGGTGAACGCCTCCGCCATACCGCGGGCAAGGAAATCCGGCCGAACATTCGCCAGGGAAAAGGCGAAATTTGGAAGGTGCTTAAGCTGGGAAATCAGGCGAAGACCGATGACGCCAACCGACGTGTTTCGGATCATGACATCGAGCAGGCGACTCCGGGTGGCCCCGGCTGGCGCAGCGTCGCGCGCAACCGTGTCCAGCAGATTGAGCACATAGTCCTGCCCGAGTTTACCGTATCGTTCGGCGAACGCCGGATCCCTGACGATCTCACCCAGCATCTTGGTGTCGCGTTGCGTAGATAGCAGATGGGCGACCCGGCGAATATGCCGATCAAGCGAATCGAGCGCGTTGAGCTTCACTCCTCCGCTCGCCTCGGGGATGCGCTCAATGGTCATCCCCTGCTCTGTCTTCGTGGTTCGTCGGGGGACGAAGTCGGCAGATAGTCCGTTGTTCCACGCGGCCAACTCGTCCAGGCCGGTCTCCCCACCCTTCGAGGCCACTGTCTTCAGGGCCTCTGGGTTGAGCACAATCTTGTTCATGTCCTGCTGGAACATCCAGTAATCCTTAACCTCTTTCACGTCGATATTGTAGAGGTCGCGCATCATTTTCTTGATCGCGGGGAAAACTGAATCTAGCACCTTGCGGGCGGTATCGTAGAAGAGCTTCTCCTTTGGAGTGATAGTCCGGTTGACGTGATCGATGAGCGCCGGAGAGACTCCGCTGTCCTGCAGGCGCTCAATCCCGTTTTCCTCCTTGGCGATCGCATAAATACTGATTCTCTCAAGCTCGACATTGTCGTATTTAAATCGGTCCAGGAGGTCTTCGAATGGCTTGAACAGCGCACGGCGCATGTTCATCTCGCTATTGTAATCGAGGTCGATGCGGCCGCCGACAATTCGGCAAAGCGGACCATCGTAGTAGGCATTGCCATCGAGCGTGTCCAGCACCACGTCCCTCACCATGAGGCTTCGACCGACAGACGCGCCCCAGTTCATGGCCGACGCGATCTTGTTGCCGATCTGCATTTCGATCCGAGCCGGTAAATTCAGGCGGATGCCCGGAGCAGAGGTCTTGAGTCGATCATTGAGTGCCAAGGCATTTCCGCTGGCCATGTCCTTTACCAAGGCCTCCTTCTCCCCGTCGTACAGCGCCTGGCGCCCACGGACCATCGTGCGGCCCAGCTTCTCGAGGAGCTTCACGCGATCGAGCAGTGCGCGAAGGACGGAAGTAGGAAGGTCTACGGCCGGCGTCTTGGCCAGCATGTCGAGTTGCTGGACGATGTCCGAGGGCACCCCGTGGTCTTCGCCCACGCGATCGATGTACTCCTTGGTCGACTCCAGCCGGCCGATCGTCTTGCCGCTGGGAGCTTCAAGCGAGACCTTGGAAAGTGCCTGCTCGATCTGCTTCTTGTACTCGACGTCCACCCCACCCGATTTGAGCGCTCGATCCACCGTCTTCTGGATCTCGTCGATGACCCCCTGCTTTTCGACCTCATCGATGCGATTGAGGATTCGAAAGGCAACAGCCGTCGACCGGCGGAACATCCCCTCTGGTGAATTTCCGATGACCGGCCGGCGCATGGCATCGGTGATCGCCGAGGTGAACGGGCCCTGGTCTTTGGTCGGGAGCTCTTTCACCAACGCCAAAAGGTCGGTGCGGATCTTGGTCGCCGCCTGCCTTCCGAGTTTGTCTTGGTCAAGCAGGAGCTGGCGTGTGCCTGCCGCGGCTCCGGCGGCGGCCGCCTGCTGGCCCTGATAGTAGGCGCGCATCTGACGCACGTCACTCGGCCGGCCAAGTCCGGTAGTTCGGGCGATCGCCTGCTTGGCGGTCTCTGGAGGTGCCGGCGGCTGCCATCCAGCCTCTCGCATTGCTCCGGCCTGCGCAACGGCCCCGGCGGAACCCGCCTGCTGCTGCCCGAGATAGTACTGCCGAAGGGCGTCCTGCGTGCTCATCATCCCGTTGATCTGGGAGATGAGGGCGCGGGCCTTGACCCGAAGAGCCGGAGCGTTGTTGCCAGAAATAGGCTTGGCGAGCTCCACGGCGGTCGGTTCGGAGACCCCGGTATTTAGATCGATGATCTTCTGGGTATCCAGACGGCCACCTTCGCCGATGAGCGACGAGGCCATGCGATGGACGGCGAAAAGCTGCTGGGGATTGAGCCCGGTGTCCGCGGCCATGGTCTTCATCCAAGCTTCCGGGTCAACCTGCCCGGCCTGAATGAGCGCCGCACCCTTGATCGCGTAGGACGGGAGAAGGACTGGGCCTGCCTCGGATGGGACCGATGAGACGGTCTGCGTGTCTCCAACGGGAACAGGAGCGGATGTTTTCTCGGGAGCGGCTGCGCGCAACGCCTCGGTATAGAACTGGCCCTTCAGGCCGAGTTCCTGCCCCTGTTTTACGAGCTTGTTGAACTGCTCGTCGCCTGGATTTTTGTCGAACTCGATTTGTAGCGCGGCTGTCTTCGCCTCAACCCCATCGTGAAGTTCCTTGAGTTTTGCCGCGGCTTCTTCGTTCCCAGCGATAGCTTCTCCAAACTGGGTGGCTTCTCCTGTGATGGTTGGGACGTTGTCCTCTGGAGCCCAGTGGGCTGCCGCCTCCTCTGGCGTCATCTTGTCGACCGCATCGAGGACAACAAGCGGATCATCCGTGGTGAACTGCCCCCGGGCATGCTCCAAGTCGCGCACGTTCCAGTTAGGCCCGCTTGGAATGGCATTTGGATCAGCTCCCAGGTACTGAAAGGTTTTGCTGGCCGGGAGCTTGGCCGACGCAGGGACAACCGGGGTCTCCGCCTTCACCTCGGGAACTGACTCGGGGATCACAGCCGGAGTGGCAACTGGGGCTGGAGACGGTTCAGCCGCAGGCGCAGGGGCCTCAGGCTGAGGAACTGGCTCCGTACTTTCCGTAATACGCAAATTGGCGTCTTGGATTGGGGCAACCTCAGGGCCCGCTTCAGTTACTGGCTTCGCCATCTCAGCCGCCTTGTTCTCATACCACGCCTTAAGGTCATTGGTCGATCCGCCTTCGAACCCTTGAGATTTGGCGTAGGTCTCCAGGTACTTGATTTTGCCGGGAGTCGCCAGCCCATGAACAGCCCCCGACAGCGCGGTCACGCCGGCATTGATGATCACGTCGTCGATCGACACCGGACGTCCCTGGGCCACGTCGGTGAGCGTGGAGATACCGGCTCCGGCCACGGCGCCGATCCCTGCCTTGACCCCGATGCGAAGAAAAGGAGATACGATCTGGCCTCCAATCTTCATTGGAAGCATCTGCTGGATGGCGCCCGACGCAGCCCCGATCTGCTCAGCCTGGGCGATCTGCTCCGGGGTCTTTCCCTCCGCTATTCCGCGCTCCTGCTCGGCCCCGGCTCCTTGGCTTGCTGCGGCTCCGGCCGAGAGCGCCGGGCTCACCGCGGCCAATGGCGCAATGATCGCCGCGCTTCCCAGGATATTCGCAGCCGTGTTGGCCGCTCCTCCCTGCGGTTGCGCCGGCAACCGAGGAAGCAGCGTGGTCGCACCGTACTTGATGACCTGCGCTCGCTCTTCATCCGACAGGCTGCGATGAACGAACTGCTCGGCCTCAGCCACCTTGTCCTCGTCGCTCTGGTTAATCGCCTGGCCCATCATGGCCTCAAGCCCGGTTCCGATGTGACGTATGGCGTGCTCGCCAGCCAAGCCCACCTTGCTGAAGAACGTCATCTCCTTTGGCGATTCCAAATCGTCAAGCGCCGTTGATGGGGCCTGCAGGTCCGAAACCACGTCCTGTGATTTCGGCGGCTCCAGATCGTCTAGGGCCGCGGGCATCGGCTATTGTCCTTTCGGACGGAATCCCCGGCTGATCAGGTAGGCTCGTGCAGAGTCGGTTGTGAGCAACCCGTCATCGACCGCCTGCTGCAAAGCCCGTTTCACTTCGTCTGGACTTCCTACCGGCGGCTGGACGTGCCCCGAGACGATGGTATAGAGTTTCCCTGAAGGCTGAGCCGACTGAGCTTGTGCGGGCGTGGCACTTTCCTCGGTGGCAGGCGTCTCCGTTGCCGGAGAGGTGTTGACGTGGACCTCTGGGGCAGGAGCGGCCTCAGCGGGGGTCGCCGGCTGGGCGGCAAGGGCCAGCGCCTTCTTGCGAATGTCGGCTGCCTGCTGACGGAGGTTGGCCTTGATCACCGTATCCTCCTCCTTCTCCGAGGCGTGGTCGATCTCCGCAGCCATCTTCTCGTAGGCTCCTAGCGCAGCGCTGGAGGCCCGGCCTTGGTTCCTCTCCCCCTGCACGTTCTCCCGGCTGGTTGCCCCGATGGTCTCAGACTGAACTCTGGCCGCGTCATGGCCAGCCCCTACGACGATTCGAGAGTTTGCGGCTTCAAGTGCCCTGGCTTCCGCGGCCAATCGATTGCTCTCGGCGATCGCCTGATGCCCCTTCATGTTCTGGTCGGAGATGTAATTGGCGTGGGCATCGAACGCCGCCTTCTGGAAGGAATCGATGAGCTGCTTGCCCTCGGGGAGGACCGAATACTGAGCATACTTGGCGGCGAGCGCCTGATAGCCGTCGTACATGCTTCCCCAGTCAGGAGCCCCCTCACCGATAGGATTCCCATCCTCGTCCTCGGGCGGAGGGAGGTAGCCGGTGCTGGCAACATTCTCGTACTCCTGCATGATCCCTGGACTCTGGGACATGAACTGTGTGCGCAGGTCGGCCTGCCGCTTCGTTGAAGCAAGCTGGGCTCCGGAAGTGGCGATTTGAGACTGCGCTTCCGCAATCCGAACCGGCTTCTCGATCTCAAATTGCTGACGGCGCATGTCCATCTCCTCATTGGCCCTTCGGCTCTGCGCCACCCGCTCCATGATGGACGACATGGTATTGGCCGAGGCGTTTGCCACGTCGGCGGCGTCCGTTGCCCGGCCCTCGGGATTGAATGTTGGGAGAACAGCCATGGGTATTATCCTCCGTTCATCATGCTGCTCATGTCACCGCCGGCAAAATTGGCGATGCCTCCGGAACTATCATAGCCTCCCCCAGTGTCGTTGCTCGCGTTGGAGCCCCCGTACTGGTTCATGCCCTGGCTCATATTGCCGCTTGGCATCCCGGTCTTCGCCCCGAACGCCCCGCCCCAGATCGCGCCAAGCTGCGCGTTGTACTGGCTGTTGGCGTTGACCAGCATCATGGTCTTGAAGTTGTTCAGGTCGACGTTCGCGTTCTCCTGCGCCTGCTTGTAGTCGTTGTTCTGCATCGTGGCCGCCGTCTCCTGGCCGGGCGTCACCATGTAGGACAAGGGGGACATCGGGCTCACCCGGGGAGCGGTGGAAGCCAGGAGGCTCGAGAGGTTTCCGGCCTGCTGGATGCGGGACTGCCCATACTGCAGTTCGTTCACCCCAAGGTCGCGCAGCAGCGAGAAGTCATTGAACTGACCGCGGGTGCCCGCCGAAATCCCTTTCTCCGCCGAGATCCGTTCCAAGTTTTGCTGGACGTCCGCGGGAAGGTCGTAGGGATTGGTGAGCAGGTCGTTGGTCGTGGACATCAACTTCCCCTGCAGCTTGCTCCAGCCTGGAAGCGCCTGCTCCATCATCGAATTGGCCTGCCCCTGCTCAAAGGTATTGGTGGCGCTCTCCACCTGCTGGGCCTGGGCCTGCGTGTTCTGCGTCGCCGTGAGCGCGTCCCGGGTCTGCGTCTCCGGGTTCAGATAGGTGCCGGCAAACTTAGGAGCCTTGAGCTTTTTCGAACCCCAGATCGACCCAGCGAACTCGCCGGCCGAGGCAATCGATTCGAACATACTTCCAAACATGCTTGATCCACCCATATATAATTTCTCCTAGGACGTAGTTGTTTGGTGGATATTCACGCTATTGCTTCAGCAACCTGAAATAGTAAATGGTCTTCTGACGCATATCGATCGGAACCTGGCCCGTGTTCGGATCGTCGTACACCAGGTCCGCCGTGTAATTGGTGGTCGCCTGCCCGCTGACCACCGGGAAGACCGCCGGTTCCTGGTTGCCGTTCTGGTGGTGGCCGTTGAAAAGGTCCCATCCTGACTGGAGGGGAAGCCGGAAGAGCGGAAGATTGTCGTGGATGAGGTCGATCTGATCATTGCCCGCGGTGTCACCCATGTGCGCCCCGGTCCCCGTGCCGCTGGAAATGACGTTCGCCACCACGCAGCCGTCCGAGTCGCTATCGTATTCCCAGCCGGGGTTGTTGGCGAGCGCCGTAGTCAGGTCCGCCGCCTTGACCTCCTTCACGTCCCCGGGAGACCCCGCGAGGGTTCGCCACTGGCTGCGCTCGTAGATCAGCGTGCAGTTGATCGTCGTATCGAGGAAGAGCATTCCGTTCGACGCCGGATTGGGGCGCGCCGCGGTGGCTCCACTTGGCACGGTCATCGGAATCGGGGTCCACGCGGACCCGTTCCACGCGTTCCACGCGATCGGATTGTACGCGTTGTCCGTCTGGAACCACGGGTAGCCACGCGAATCCTCGTCCGGGGTCGTCGGACCGTAGTTGATCCCGTTGAACGAGTCGAGGCCGACGATCGACTCGTACTGGGCGAAGAGATTGAGCAGGTCCTGCAGCGATCCCGGGATCTCCGTCCCCTGCGGGGCGGTCAGGGCTTGAAGTGTCGCTGTGAGGCTCATGGGAAATGTTAACTAAGAGGATTGAATCGACTTTACAATACAATATCCGGAGGGGTCAGTTCCCACGGCCGGAGAATCCGCCGCTGTTCGAGGTGGCCGATCCACCGGGATTGGTCACGACGCACCGCACCGACCCGGTTTCCGCCTGGCTGTTGTTCAGGGACAGGGTGTTGGTCGTGGTCCCATTGCACGTAACGTAGCCGTTCGGGCTGGTGAAGTTGTTCTGGCCATCCGTCAAATTCACCCAGGGGCCAAGGTTCCACCACTGCAACTGCCACTGGTAGGAGAGCGGCGCAGCCCCGGTGGCCGTGATCCCGAAGGAGTTCGTCGCGTTGCTCGAATAATGGTTGGGCGGCTGGCTGGTGATGACCGGGATGGGAACGGGGACCAGGATCTCGGCCTCATGGCTATCCACCGCGGAGGTGCCCCCCCCCGTGCACCCCCGGTTGCTCCAGCCATTGTTGGCCGTGCAGCGGTACTTGTATCCGTCCATCGAATACTGGATGTTGGTGATCGCCAGGTCCGGTGTCTGGCTGCCCGAGTACAGGGTTCCGTCCACGGTGTTGTTCCACGTGGAACCGTGGTCGTGGGACTCCTGCCACTGGAGGCTGATGGGCGGGGCTCCCGCAGGCACCGCATGCATCGTGACGTTGTCGCCCGGGCTCAGGGTGGTGCTGGCGGCCGGCTGGGTGGTGAAATTGACCAGTTGCCCATCGAACCCGAAGTCGACGTCCAATGAGTACGTGATCTGGTTCCCGGTGATATCCTCCTGGATCGGCTGGTCCGTCACAAGGTCCCGGCGGGCGTACGGGGTCTCGGCCACCGCCGTGGCGTGCGCGGTCATCTTGTAGATCTTCGCCCGGCCGGTCCACCCGACCCTGAACTGGAACTCGAACCCGGTATGCACCCCGTAGCCGTCGGCTCCGACCAGGTTCTGGGGAATGGTGAAACTCTTGAGCTGGGCCCGGGACTGCTTGGCGAGATTTTTCCAGGTGTGCGGGGTGGGGCCCTGCGGATCGGTGGTCTTGGCATTCACGCTCAGCGCGTCCCACTGGTTCCACTTCGCCTTGCCGTCCGCCCGCCACCACACCTTCAGGTCGACCTGTCCGTTCATCTCCGACAGATACACGTCGAATCGGGCCAGAGACTTCCGGTTGCGGGAGTTTCCAAAGGACCTGACGGCCGTCTCCAGGTAGCAGGAGATCGGGCTCACGACATCGGTCGCACCGGTATCGGAGCAACTGATGAGTTGGTCGGAGACCTGCTGCTGCATCTGCGGCATGATCTCCCAGAGGGCATTCGACCCGCTATCGTGGTGGACGACGGCAAAGGCCCGGGGGCGTCCGTTGAATTGGCCGGTGAACAGGTGCGTGACGTTGAGCCCGGTCCATTGCCCGTCGTAGGCGGCGGACGACTTGCCCTTCATCACGGAGTACGGGGCGAAGTCCAGGGAAATGAGGTCGCGCCAGGACACCCCGCCAACCTCGTTGAGATAGGGGCTGGACGTCACGATCAGCCGGTTGTCGAAGTAGATCGCCGAGCAGAACCTGAGGAGCGACGGAAAATCGTAGTCGGTGAGCCGGCTGACTTCCCGGCTGATCGGGGAGCTGCCGGCCGACGACTCATCGCTGTTCGAGGCATACAGGGACCGGATGCCACCGTCGGAGTCCCGCCAGTAGATGTCCTGGTTTACGGATGCCACCGCCCAGTGACCGGCGCACCCCGCGCTCCTCAGAACATTCGTCACGAACCCGGGGCCGCCCCACTGGTCTCGGGCGCTGATGTCTGCTCGCACCGACTCGGTGGCCCGGGCGCTCATGATGACGAGCGGTCCGTAGTCGGCCGACCCGTTCGTGGCGATGAAGGCCATGGCGTTTATCCCGTTGGGGATCGTGATGTCGCCTCCGCCCACCAGGTAATTGGACTCGGTGAAGATCAGTTCGCTGCCCTTTTTCTGCCGGATGTCACCCGCGGCGATGTTCATGTCGTCCACCGCCACCCACAGGCGTCCGTTGCCGTACGCCATCTGCCGGCCGCGCGGGACCCCGGGGGTGCCCGTGAACTCCCCGGTTGGATCGCTCCGCGTAGCCGTCGATCCATCGTACAAAATGGGATTCGACTCGAAATCCTGGACCACCAGGGTCTCGATCGTCTGCTGCATGAAGACCTGCTTGACGAGGGCGCTGTTGCGCCATTCAAGTGCGATCTCCTCCCACAAATACTTGCCGTTGACCCGCAGGCGGAAAAGGCGGCCGCCGCCGGAAATGACGCCCATGCCCTGCTGCACCCCGAAATATCCGGCGCCTTGGATCAGGCCGGAGGGCAGGATCATGCGAAACTTGAGCGAGGGCCGGGTCTGCGGCTTGCCGCCGCGGATCGCTCCATTGAGCATCCAGGCAACCTGGTTTCCAACCGAGGGGATTCCAATCAGATCCGGGGACACCGCCGAGTTGACGCCGGCCAATACGTCCCCGAAATTCTCAGGGAGGAACTGCCCGGGTAATGGTCCTTGCGCCTGCTGTTGCTGGACTGGCATCTGGAGTACCTACAGATCCGTTACACGAAAAAGACGAGCAATTTCCACGACGCCAGGCCCGGGGCGATCGGGGCGAGCGAGAGGTTGGTGAGGAAAATCCGCACGGTCTGCAGTTCAACGACCTGCGCTGACAACTGGCCGAAGAACATGGCGGAGGGAGAACCCACGACGCACGGACACCCGGGCATCGCCGAAAGGATCGTCTCGTCGTGCGCCACGGTCTGGAGCGGGAGAATGGTCCCCGGGTCCCAGTCGAAATTCCATGACACATAGATGGGTTTCGATCCGGGGACCGGAGACGGCAGTTGCTGGATGATGCGCTCAACCACCGTGGTCTTGGTGGAGGCCTCGGGGATCACCGGCCGGTTTCTGACTGCACTCCAGTCAACCGACAGCGCGACGTCGGCTCTGGGCACCCGCTTCATCGGTAGGCCCGGAAAGTCCCGACATTGAACCCGCGCTGAAAGGTGAGGCTGGGGACCTTGCTCTTTCCCTGGTGGGCGATGCCGTCCTCCTTCATCAGCTGCACGGCCCTGGAAACCTGGGCGCTCGCCTCATCGATGGCCCCGATCGATGCCTTCTGCTGGGCAATGATCATGGCCTCCAGAGCGGTGACATTGCCAATCATCAGGGTGTCGGTGTCGGCCGAGACCGGAACGAACCGGCGCCGGCACCGGGCCAGCACAATCCGGTCGCGAACCCCGGTCTGGGTGCGCCAGAGACCCGGGATGAAGTACCGGCGGTACGAGGGCAGCGTCTGGTTGTACTCCAAGGTCGCCAGCGGGCTCTGGACATTGGCACCATTGGCCGCCACGATCTTGATGAACGAGTTGGTGACCGGCTTCTGGATCGAGGTGATCGCCGCAAAACTGGCGGATCCCGTCAGCACCTGGCTGCCGGTGCCCGCGGTGAACACCACGGTCTCCCCGTTCTGCCACACCCCGTTGCGCTGCGTTCTCACCGGATGGCCGTCGGGATCGGTGCCCTGAACGGTGACCGAAACATCCACGTCGTCCGCCTGGTCGTTAAAATACAGCAGGTGGTACGGACCGTCGTCTATCGGGATGTCCGCCTGGGTGGGGTACTCCCCGCGGTCCGCGGCGACATGGATCCAGTCCACCCGGCGGCTGCGCAGGTTGCCCTGGGAATCCTTTTCCTCGTCCCTGATCACCCCTGGTCCGTACTGGCAGAATTCAAACCACGGGCTGCGGATCTCCTTCGGACAATCATCCACCGTCACCGCAATCAGCCGCTCAAATTGGTGGGGCAGCGTCAGGAGCCCGGTCTGCTGGTCAAAGCGGATGTACCAGCGGTCGACCACGTTGGGCCAGTCCCCCTTGGAAATTAATTCCTCCGTCGCCTTATTTATGTACTCGACGACCAATGCGTCGGTCGCCGGCAGCCCGGTCGTGGAGCACACGCGGGAGAGGCGGTCTTTGACCTGGCCCAGCGACTGGAGGATCATGGCTACCAGCCATTACCCCTAGCGCATTGAAAGACAAGGACGAAACTTACTTCGATCCCTTGGACTTTCCCTCCGGCACAATCGTGAAGAGCGGCGCCGGCCGGCTGTCGACCACGGCCATCACCCGGTCCTCCTTCGTGAAGGCCACGTCATTCCCGTCGAGTTTGAGCACCAGCACCTGGGCCACCCCGACCACGGCCCACTGCCCGGCCTTGATCTGCTTGCACAGGGGGCCCACGGCCACGACCTTTGCCAGGACCGTGGGGGCCTTCTGCATATTTTGCGGCAGGTAGATCGACCCAATCTTCTCCTGCCCGCCCTCAAGGGTGATCTGGATATTGTCGCCAACCGGCTGGAACTCAGTGGTATTTTCCTTCATTGTGCTGACGAGCAAAACTGCCGCCCAGCCCAAGTCAATATAATCTTGCACCACGTTAAACCACCGTGCAGCATACTGGCGACATGATCGCGGCACTTTACGTTGAGACTGGTGGCTGTTATTTCGGACTTCCAGAAGTCGATCCATGGGACATCACACGGGATGCTAGAAAATATCCGGGGCCGTACCCAATTGTAGCTCACCCCCCTTGCGAACGATGGGGTCGATTTTCTGAAGGGTCCATGACGCGGAAAACCTACCACACTGGCGAGGATGGTGGATGTTTCGCGTCGGCATTTATAGCTCTGCGCAGATTCGGAGGCGTTTTGGAACACCCTGCGCATTCCAAGGCTTGGGAAGTTTTCAATCTACCCCCACCTTTTAGCATTGGTGGCTGGCGTGAAATAGACCGGAGACTGTGGACTTGCGAGGTGGAACAAGGGCATTATGGACATGTCGCCCGTAAGAAGACCTGGCTGCTGGCTGTTGGTCCAGAACCTCCTGAGCTGATATGGGGACCGTCCCCTCAGCGGCTTCCTAGCAAACGCCTGCTCGAACGGGGCTACGAGTCCGCTAGGCGTTGTGGGATGGTGGCCAACCAGTGTTCAAAACATCGGCAACGTACCCCAATCCCATTCAGGGATCTCCTGCTCTCCATCGCCAGCCAAAAACCGTTATACAGCATATGGCCCAATGAATCCCAAGCTCCGCCAATTTGAGGATGCCATCAATACCGCGCTCTCCGAAGCGGACGGCGACCTGGAGATCGCTGAAATCATCGGAGTGTTGCAGCTGAAGCTTCATCTCATCTGCCAGCGAGTCATCACCCGGTCAATCGAGAGCGATCCCGCCGACTACTGGAAGTTCCTCAAAAACGAGTGACCATGAGTTTCTACGCCGAAGTCTATATGCGCTGCGATAAATGCCAGGCGATCATGGCCAAGACGGTGATTCAGGCCGATCCAGAGAAATTGAAATCCGCCCGCTGGAAGATGGAGCAAAAAACCAAGGCCCTGGAACTCCCACGCCACCGCAGGAGAACACTTCACTTTTGCTCCAAATGCGCAGACATAGCTCCATGAAGACGAACGCCCTGCCCGGCTTCCCCGTGAGCCCGCGCCTGCAGCGCCAGTTGGGGATCAGGATGGTTGCCCCGCCGGAGGGCTCCAAGATCTGCCGCTGCGGCCTGTGCCACGAAAGGATCTGGCTGGGGCCATTCCAGGTCGCCTTCCTTAACGACCATCCGGTCACCAGCACGCCAGTCTGCTTTGGGTGCATCCGAGACCTTAATCCTGGCTACAAGGAACTCACTCACCTGGGCGGCACCTCCGGCAGCTACCAGATGCTGGACGGGCGCATCATCTCCAACGTCACCTCGACCGACAAAAACTGATGAACGCCACCAAAAAAGGCATCCCGGCAAGGAATCTCTATGTCCGTGACCGGATCTACATTTGCCGCAATGCTCCTCTGGGAAAGAAGCGCGCTGACGATCCCGGCAGGGAGGGCGCCTACCCCATCTGGCGGATCGACGCTATCACCGGTCTGCCCATCGTCATCTCCAAGTTCACCAATAAGCTCGAGGTCGTCACGTCATGGATAATGGCCAACCGATAGACCCGGACGCATTCTTGCCGCGGGAGAAGTTCGAGCGGCTCAAGGCGGCCGGTGAAATCCAGCCGGACTGCATCTTCCCCGTCCTCGACTACGACGTCTGCCGCCAGATCTGGTACACCAGCCCGCTCATCAACGCGCTGCGGTCGCAATTCAAGCAGGAGATCAACCGATGAAACTGCGAGGGATCATCCTGTGGATCGTGGCGATCGGCCTGATCTGCTCCATGCCCACCGCCTGCCGCTTTCGCATCTGGCGCCACCGCTTCCCCGCCGAGCCCGCCTGGCATTTCCTCGTCGCACCATGAATTATCTTCAGATCATCCGCCCCTGCATCGAACGCATTCCCGGCGTGGCTGCCCGGATGACCGACAAACAGGCGATCGCCTTTCAGTGGACCAGAGACGTGATCTTTTTGACGATCGATCACTGCAGGAGGCTGGTCGGCGACAAGTACCTCTTCAACCAAGTCAACCAACCCCAGAACGCTCAGGAGATCGACCCATGATCCGCAAATCCTACCTGTGGGCCTACCGCCGCGGCCGCTTTCGCATCGGCATCCGCTGGCCGGTGGGCTGGCGCTACCCAACGACCTCCGAATACATGGCAGCATCGTTCACCGTCGGACTGCTGCTCGGTATTCTGCTCATGCTGCTATGAAACTCCCACTCCTCATCCTCGGGATCATGGCCTTCATCGCCCTAGTCTTCGGCCTGATCAACCTGCTCGCTGACGGCAACCTCACGGTCACCGAATGGCTGTACGGCATCGGCAATGGCCTCGTGCTAATCGTCATCGTCTGGCCGGAGGGCAAGCCGTGAAATCCCCGCGCCCCCTGGCGCAGCCCCACCATCTCCGAGTTCGACTCCAAGACCGGAGCGCCCAAAGACCCATGACCTTCCCTCCTCCTTCCTACATCGTTGGCGGCTTCAATTCCCTGGCCGATGCCGAGGCCTATCTTGCAGGAGACCGCTCAAAACTCCTCCCCACCTACATCCCCGTCCAGTCTACCGAAGGCATCAAGGTCGTCTTCAATGAGAACATCCACTACGTTCTTGAATTCCAGTCCGTCTCAACCCAAGCTCCATTCTGAACGACAATAGGATCGCGGCCTGAACGGTCGCCAAGAATCTATTCACCTAGTGCCGGAAAGCCCTCGAGAAAATCGGGGGCTTTTTCATGCCTACGGATCGAACACACCCCATTGCTTCCCGGTTCCACTCGCCTTCTCCAGACCCACCGAAGAGACCTCCGCCTCCTCCGCCACCTCCCGGCAGTCGTACGCATTGTGCACCAGCACCGGGTTCTCAAACACCATCCCGTCGCTGTCCTGCCACCGGACCTCCGGACAGCACTCGCACCCCTCCCCCATCACGTGCGGATGCTCATCGTCCAGCGGGATCACGTTCACCATGCCACCGGACTACCCCCGCTCCACCCAGGTTTCAAGCCCGGACCCAATTCACGGTTTACCCCATACCGTGAATCCTGCCAGCCGGATACTTTCCTGACCCCACCGTTTCTTCAGGGACGATTTGCACCCCGGGCTACTTGAATACCTCCCAAGCCTCGGCATACCGGCAATACCCATTTATCCCATCCCGGTAGAGATCGACGTTATTCCCAGTGACCTTTGTGATCGGGATGAGATACCACCTCGCCTGATCTCCGATGTAGATCGCCAGCACGTCCACCCAGAGTTCACGGTAATGCGTTTTTCCGCTCCCTTTGCCAGCCCCGCATTTTACCCGATAGGTCTTCTTTTCATAGCCAGATCCATGCTTGTTTGACAGATACGAGGTCGTCTTGACCTGCACCTTCCAGAACTTCCTCTTACCATCGTGAACCACCCAGTCATAGGGATAGATGTTTGACTCCGGACCAAGCACCGTCAGTCCTCGCTTCACGCATTCCATCCGGAATAGTTGCTCGACGTAATACGCGTGCCTCTGCACACCCATTCGATCCAGGGTGACCATTGCACCATCGTGATGCAAAAAACTTCGCGAGGCAAGCCCATCCTGTGCGTGAGGTACCCGGAACTCGAGGTGGCCGGCCAATCGGCCCCCTACCCCCCACCGCCGCCACCCCCTATGCCTGGCTGCGTGCGCTGCTGACGTGCTGCCACGCTGTGCGCTGTACTGCGAGCATTCCGGTTGCTTGCGCGCATTGCGGGTTTGCTGTTGAGACTGCGATCAGCGAATCGCATGTCGCATAATAGGTATTATGTCTACTGGTGCCGATATGGCACACGCTATTGCGACTGTCAGCTTGCGGTCGGAGTCGCAACGACGTCGACCGCTTGCGCAGTTGCCGGTCCAGTTTGCTGTTCACCTGGCGCGCCTGGCGTCACGTCGCGCGGCATGGGGCGGATCCCGCTCTCTGGCATTACGAATAACGAGAGGTTGACGTTGCCATTGCTACCAGCACCTATCGTATCCGCTCTGTCAATACCGCGGCATTTCCGTGATATGTCTGCAAAGTTACGAATGCCGCCGGACCACGATTGAAAATCACGAGCGGAAAACTTCCCGCGCTTCTTCACACTCTCACGCGCGCGATTCATGCCAGAGAATATCAGTTCTTCGCTTTCAATCGCTACGGCGTTGTAGATTTTCGCAAGGCTAGCGTCCGCGCGTGTTGATGCCGATTGCGCGCTTTTCATGAGTTTCTGCTGTCGAATAATCGTCCAGCCCTCGCGATGACACAGCTGAGAAACTTGGTTTGGGGTGAGCTTAGTCTCCTTGGCAATCTGTTGGCTGGAAAGGAATCGCGTCAAATAGAGGGATTGAACCCTTGCGCGTGTCTCCATGGGAATCGTGCCGTTGCCACTACTGCCGATGGAATGGCGTTTTTGACCGGCCAGCGAAATGGCCTTTGCGGGTGTTTTTGTGGCGATCATACGTTTGACGGAAGGGAATCGGACTAGGGAAGCTATGTTTGCTTCCGAAGCGGAAGCTGGAAACCAAAGGGGTGAATTGTCGAGCTTATAATCTCAGAGGGAAACTCAGAGGGAGAATTTTGGTAAAAAAGTTGTAAGTAATCGGGTTGATTGCAGATTTGACTCGATTGTGATGCGGAAGTGTCGCAGGGTTGTATTCCGACAGTGAAACATCCGAATAAAACGAATCCAATGACCTTTACATGCTCTCATATCGATAACGGTTTCTATCGCATTTCCGATAAGGCGGCCGGAGCTTTGGCTAAGCTGAAAGACCGCAAGCTTCCCCGTCACGGCTATGAGATTCGCGTCGAAGTATCGCCTTGTCTGTCCGCTTGGCTGCAGCGCACACCATTGCGCTATCGCACTGATTCCCCAGCGCGCGGATGGGTGTGGTCTATCTATCGAGTCGAAGGAATGTCTTACCCCGTCGGCGGACAATTCACAATAACCCTTTGACCCTGCGTTGTGCCCATCCGCGAGGGTGGGCAGACCGCAACGTCAACCCGTCAACCCGTCAAAACAAATGACCGCTCAAAATCTGCTTAATCAGTTAAAACGCTCCTCTCCCTCGCTTGCTTTTTCCGTTTCTCGCGAACGGGATGAGAATTTCTGTTGGGACGGCGATGGTCCAGATCCTATCGACGAAGGGTTTGAGCCCTGCGATGTGACTGTGACAGCCAGCTCCATTGTCAAAGGTTCGCTTCGCGAAGGGACGAATTTCCTTGGCGGCTCATACTTCAAACTGGATGAGCCTTGCGATGACGTACACGGTTACCTGCCGCAAATGCTCGATGCCGCCCTAGACGACTTGACCCATTCGCTTCCCATAGACGCCCCAGCCGGTCTGTTCCAAGAGATTCTTGCTGCCCATGAGCTGATTACTTCCGAATTGCGAAAACGCTGGGAAGCGCAGCCAGCGGCCGCTGGCATTGCGCTGCTGAATTCCCTCTGAACTAAAACCCTCTTCCCCTTTCCCCATGTCCACAGTTTCTCTCACCCTTCGAAGCAAGAACACCAAGACGGGGAATATCCCCGTTTCGATGACGGATCCGAATAGCTGTCCCGACAGCTGCCCTATGAAAGCGAAAGGCTGCTATGCGAAAAGCGGCCCGCTCTCATGGGTGTGGAATAAGATGCGCGGCATGCAATGGGATTCGTTCTGCAGCGCAATCGCTTCGCTTCCCCTAGGGCAAATTTGGCGCCATAATCAGGCCGGGGATTTGCCGGGGATAGGTGAGCAAATCGATCACCATGCGCTTGGCTCTTTGGTCAAGGCGAACGTCGGACGGAAGGGATTCACCTATACCCATAAATACGGGACGGAATCCAATCGCGAAGCGATTCGAAGCGCAAATGCCAACGGATTTACCGTCAACCTTTCGAGCAATTCGCTGGCGCATGCCGATACCCTTCTGGCCATGAATTGCGGTCCCGTTGTCACCTTGCTTCCCTCTGATGCGAAGCATGGAACGACAACGCCAAACGGCGCGCGCGTGGTGGTTTGCCCTAAGGCAACGGGGAAAGCGGCCAGCTGTGACGCATGCCGCTTATGCCAGCATGCGAATCGATCATACGTCATCGGATTTCCCGCCCATGGCGCGAGCAAGAAAACCGTCGAAGCAATCGCCAACAGCTAACATTTTTCCAATGCAAACCACCATCAGAACCGTCTCGCCGTTTCAGCTAAAACTCGCGTCGATTGCCATCGAAGCGATTGCCGCAATGCGCTCAGAGGGAACCGTGGGCGCAAGTGTCGACTGCCTATGGCAAGCGATTCACCTGCGTGGCGTCGACTGCCAGTTGAAGGGCGCACCGCGCGGCACGAATTCCGTTTACTACGCCAAAGAGATTTTCGCGGACGTCTGCGAGTCCGTACCCTGCATTTGCTCCTTCATTATCGATTAACCGCCAGACCTATTCCCCATGATCACGCAAAACAATCAGTCCGTGGTTCCGGCTTACGGTCGGGATTACAAGTCAGCTAAGTCAGCCATTGCCGACTTCCTCGCCGGCAAAGATTTTGAGCAACGGTTCTTCCCAGTGCAGGGTGGAACCTACGTTTCCGTCACCGACTTTGCGCCTGGCGTGCGAGTAAATATCCGCTATTGCCGGCAGACCAGAGTTGCCGTCGCCACCGTGCCGCTGAAACGCTATGACAAGGAGACGCTCAAGCAGTACTGCGCCGACCATCCGGCCAAACTCGAGGAAGCCGCCCCTCCACATATCGTGGTGGCCGAGCCGGCACCGACCGCACCGACCGCACCGGAGCCTCGCAGCTGGAAGACCGAGGTTCATATCCCCAATCCAATGCGCGACGAGTGGGCGACCAACGCCTGCCGCTTTGCCACGAAGAAGGAAGCCGAGACGGCCGGTATCGAGCTTTTGAGCCGATGGATTGTGCCGGACGATTCGCGCGCGGCGCCGTCCGACGACCCGGTCAACTACAAATTCAACTTCGACACGTACCGCACCGAACGAATCGAACCCACGCCATGATCTTCGCCCTTGAAATCCTTGCCAGCTTCGTGGCCTACGTGCTTTTCTGCGCGTTCCTCGGCTGGCTCATCTTCACCGTCGACAACGACGAAGAGCAGTAACCCTTTCACGGTTTCCGGTTCCCGCCCTGGCGGAAAGGACCGGCAAGAGCAGGCCATCTTCGGACTGGACCGTGATCCTTTCGACTCCCAAACCAAAAATCCAATGATCATCAAACCCGTGAAACTGATCCCGCGCACCGTGCGCATGTCCCCCGAAGACTGGCAACGCTGCCTGTGCGCCATGGCCAACGACGCCAAACAGTACCGCTCAATGCAGGAGTGGCTGCTCGAGGCTGTCATTGAGAAGGCACAGCGCCAGGAGCTCGCCTATTTGACCGCCGGCCTTACCGCCGGCAATGCCAATGAAACCTCCCCGACAGCCCCCGCCCAGTAACCGATGGTGGCTGGTTCAGTGCCTGATCCTGGGTGCTGCGATCGGCGCCATGTTCTGGGTGTTCCCCTGCCTGCATCCATGACGACCTTCTTCGCCATCGCCAAGTACGCCTTCCTAGTCGGCGCCTGCTGGGCCCTGTTCCACACGCCGCAGCATGACTGGCTATTCGGTGGGCTCTTCGCGCTGTTCCTGTTCGCGTCGGTTTTCCGGCCGATCAAGAACGGATAAGCGGCAAAACCTGCCTACCATGAGGCCGGATCCACCAGGGTCCGGCCTTTTTGCTGGCCTGAATCGATTCTAGGCGTTCTGGCGATAGCCCGGGTGCCGAAATGAAATAGTGACCGTTGCCTCAAAATAGGCGGCTCTGCGCTCAACGGCGGTGGCAAGGCTGGCCTACGGGACGTACGGCTTGATCTGGAATTCGCCGGACGCGAACAACCCCTGGAACCGCGGGTAGTCATCCAGCAGCGTGCCCTTGAGCTTGGAAGCGAGCTTCGTGCTGCGATTGATCGCCGACTCAGCAGACTTTCGACCTTTAAAGATCGATGGCGCCGCGCCAGGCACCGGCAGCAATATCCTGGCAGATGAATTAATGAACGTGCCGATCCTGTCTGCCGGGGACGAGAGGACGCACGGGATGTTGGACTTGGTGACGAACACGGGTTGTTTCTTCATTGGGAATGGGGTTCAGATTTACATCCTGTCTCGATGTGGGCCAATAACTTGAGCGCGGCTATGCCTTCCTGCAGTGCCTCGACATGCCCGCGGTGGATCATCTCGTACCGCTTGCGGCGATGCTCGACGCACTTGTCGGCCTGGCGCTCAGCCTCGATAACCATGTGCTCGAGGCGCTCGATGGCGGATGCGGTGGTCATGTCTCGGGTGCCACGCAGATCGCGAGCTCAATGGCCTTGATGACCAAGTCCAGCTTCGCGCCGGTCGGGTCATCCTCCGCAAAATCCCCGAATTGTTTTTGCTTAAGCAGCCTGGTCCTAAAGATGACCAGAGTTTCGCGCAGTTTTTCTTTCATAGTATTGAGTCAAACGTGAATATAGGCCCACAGAAATTCATCTTGCAGATGACGTTGCGGATGCCGTTCCGGCACTTGGCCTGCATCCATTCAACGGTCAGCGATGAGGCACCGGCCACCGCCGACGTCTTGTCCTCGTTCAGGAACCAGACGACGTCAGCATCCTGCTCGATCGCCCCCGACTCGCGCAGGTCCGACAGCATCGGCCTGCGGTCGTGGATCTCGGACTGGCGGTTGATCTGATGGAGCAGGAGCAGGGGACATGGAAGGGTGGCGGCCAAGTTCTTGAACGTGCGGCTGATGATCGCCACCTCGCGCTCCCGGGTACTGTACTTGCTTCCGGTTTCCGCCTCAACCAGACCAAGATAGTCAACAATCACGATACCCAGCGGATAAGTGGAGTTAAGCAGGCGGATCCTCGCCTCGATCTGAGCTAGAGTCCTTTCTCCATCGGCCTCAAATATATGCAGCAGACCGCGCGGCAGTGATTCGAGCGCCGCCAGAACCAAGTCCGGCTGGACTGACCGCGCCGCCATCCTTGCCAGGCGAACAAGGAGCGAAGGGCCTCGCATCTCGAGCGAGAAGATTGCCGCGTGCTTGCCGTCCTTCGCCGACTTCGCGGCGTAGGCCAGTGCCAGGGCTGTTTTCCCGACAGATGGCCGGGCCGCGAGGATGACATAGTCTCCCGCCCTGATCGGACCAAAGTCGATGTCCACCGACCTCCACGGGCCAGGCATTGCGCCGGCCAGCGGATTCCGGATCATCTCCTTGGCCTCGTTGATCATGGTCGACGTCGTGCGGGGCGTTGGGATGACTCCGGCCTCTCCGACCTTGGCAAGGATTGGATGGAGCCGCTCCCATGATTCAGCCCAGTCAACCGCCGGCTTTTGAATGGACAACTGGGCCTCGGACAGCAGTGCCGCCACCCTGCGCTGCCGGGAAAGCGCCATGACGTCCTGCGCAAATTGGCCTGCGCGGATAGACGTCGGCTCAATCGTGCTGATCTCCAGGATCTTGCCTGAGTCTATCTTCTCGTTTACTCCGGCGTTGACCGCGCGCCAGACCGCTACGGCATCTATCTGGCCGTCTACCGCGCAAGCGCAAATCGCCTGAAATATCAGGCCGTTGATCGGCAGGTAAAAGTCTGATGCCTTCAGGCCGGAAGCCACGGCCTGGCGCACATCGCCGGCATCCTGCATGAGCGACGAAAGACAGTGGCGCTCGATCTCTTGGTTATTGGGCGGCATGGGCTTTGCGATAATCGCTGGCCAGAACGTAGGGATCGGAAGGCGCATAACCGTTCGATCCAAACTCTGCCCAATGGCCACATAGAGCGGCCGGCGTGAGCGCAGCCTCCCGGTATTTGCTGCGGTAGCACTGCGCCCTGCGATTCATCTCGTCAGGAGTGACGTCAGGGCTCGCCTTCTTTATCTCTGCGGCTTTCACCGCACAGGTGCGCGCAGCGGATGACGTCATCTGAAGAGGATCGCAGCCGCATGCCGAGGCTAAGGCATCACAGAGTTCATTCCTGGGTCTTGGCTTTTTTGCTTCACTTGCCGCAGGCGGAGCCGGCGGAATGTATGTTTCTGGGCTTATGGGCTTCTGAGCTTCTTCCCCGTTACATTCGCGTACAGGAGCGTTACATTGACCGTTACTATTGCGTTTCCGGCCCGTTACAGCATCTTCTGCATACTTCTTATCCCTCAGTTTAGCAACACGTAATCGAGTTTGTTCTTTAGTGATTGACTCGCGTAACATCCGGCGTGAGATCAGCGTTACAACACCGTTACACTCCGTATGATCGCATGTGCCAAGCAACCGAAGTTCGTCAATGCAGCCCCGCGTCTTTTCGGGACTCTGGCCGATGGTGCGCGCCCAGCCATCCATCGAAAGTGCGAGTTGGCCGCGGGTGGGCGAGAAATGAAGCGCGCACAGAATATCAATCCATGCACCTTTGGCCTCAGGACTGAGCGCCCGCGTGTCCTTCACCCAGTCTCCTGGGTAGAATTGCAGGAACGGAAGGCCGGACATGTCAGTTTCCCCCATTGGCCGGCAAAGCGAGCTTTCTTTCAGTCTCTCGCTGCGACCGGGGAAGACTGACCTGCTCGAAAATCGATACTACTTCGACCAGCTTTTGAGCGAGTGCTCGGAGGAGTTCTTCGTCGTGGATGGCATTTTCAAGCTCGAAACAGAACGCGATCGCGAGGCGTTCTGTGTATCGTTTTGTCATGGGAATAGAACCCCGCTCCGGGCCGGCGGAAAGGTTCATCGCGAGATGCCTTAGGCTCCCGCCAGTCGCCGACCCGAAGGGGGAATTGTTAGGTGATGAACGAACGGTGAAACATGGGAGATTGAACTATCCCTTACACGACCATCCTGTCGCACCTCGGCCGGCCGTCAAGCTTTGTCCGCGCCGGTATCGGCTGAAAGCGATTCGGGGTGAAGTGGCAGGCGGTAGAACTGGCGGTTGTGTAGCCCAGCGGCCCGCAGCAATGGCGGAAGAACGCGCAGGCGTTGCACCTCCCAACAGAATAACTGTTTTCGTGTTGGGCGGCCAGGTTGAGTTCGGGCTGGGTGGTCATGGGCAAGAGAGATTAATTCGCTCATGGCCTTGCGAATGTCCAGATTAAACTTGCACCATTCTGCACCACATGCTTTCCTGCATGGAATGAAAGCCAAAACAATCGTTGCCATTCTTTCCAAGCGTTTCGCCAATTATCTCGAATCGATCGAAGACGAGGCGGTCAGAAAGATCGTGGCTGACAACTCGATCATCACTGGTGGCAGCATCGTCTCGATGCTCTGCAACGAGAACATCAGCGACTTTGACATTTATTTTCGCACGCCGGACGCCGCGGAGGCCGTCGCCCACTACTACGTCAAGAAACTGCTCGAGAGCCCTCCGCCCTGCTTCAAAAACAGCCCGACCCACACGGTCAAGGTGAGTGTCTTGCGCGAAGATGACCGGGTGAAGATCGTGGTGAAGTCGGCGGGAGTGGCGGGCACCGAACAGCCGCAGGAAAACTACCAGTATTTTGAGGGGATACCCGATAGTGAGTCGGCCGCGCAGGAGGCCGCCGCCTATGTCGAAGGAGCCACCGCGAACATCGAGGCTTTGGATGAAGAGCCGGGGTCGCGGCTCGAGCAGACGGCGCCGGAAGATCCTAAGGCCCCGAAGAGATACCGGGTGCTGTTCGTCACCAGCAACGCGATCACCTTGGCGAACAAAGTGCAGCTGGTCATCAGGTTCACCGGGGAGCCCGACGAGATCCACAAGAACTACGATTTTGTCCACTGCACGAACTACTGGACGAGCTGGGACAAGAAACTCACGCTGCGCAAGGAGGCGCTTGAGGCGATCTTGTCGCGAGAACTTAGATACACCGGCAGCCGCTATCCCATCTGCTCGATGATCCGCACGCGGAAGTTCATCAAGCGTGGCTGGACGATCAACGCCGGCCAGTTTGTGAAGATGGCGTGGCAGGTCAGCGAGCTGGACTTGAAGGACGTCAACGTGCTCGAGGAGCAACTGGTTGGGGTCGATGCTGCCTATTTCGGTCAACTGATCGAACTGCTGCGCAAGAGCGAGCACCCCGACAAAGTCGACGGCAATTACCTGATGACGATCATCGACCGGCTCTTCTGATCACCCAAACACTTTCGATCGCCCTACTGATTAACCAATGGGCATCGTACTACCAACATGAATACACCGACAGAAACCATCACGCCTGAGGTGATGCAGGACAACGCGCCCGCCGAGCAAAGCAAGCTGGCGGTCATCGGCAAGGAACAGGGACTGGCGCCCAGCGACGTCGCCTCCCTCGAGAAGGCGTTCGCGCCTCTCTTTCAAGAAGCAGATTCTTGGGCGAAGCAAGTCGCCATGATCAAGGTCACCGATGCCAGCCAGACCGCCATGATGAAGATGGCCCGTACTGCCCGGCTGGGACTGAAGGAGATCAGAGTCAAGGCCGACAAGGTGCGCAAGAGCCTCAAGGATGATGTCGTGAGGCGCGGGAGGGCCATCGACGGGGCGTATGCGCTCGTTGAATACGTCTGCAAGCCTTTGGAGCAACAGCTGCAGGAGCAGGAGGATTACATCGAGCTGCAGGAGGCCAAGCGGAAGGGCGAATTGAAGGCGATCCGCGGCGAGCAAATGACCGCGCTGGGCGCCGATCCCACGCTCTATGCCCTCGGCGAGATGAGTGAGGAGACCTGGCAGCAACTTTACAGCGGGATCCAACTGGCCAAGAAGCAGGCCGAGGAAACCGCCAAGCGGCTGGAGGCCGAGAAGATCGCACGCGAGACTGCGGAACTGAAGGCTCGCGAGGAGCAGCGGCTGGAGAACGAGCGGCTCAAGAAGGAGGCGGCGGAGAAGGAAGCCGCGCTCGAGGCGGAGCGCAAGGCTGCCGCGCAGGCTGCGAAGGAAGCTGCGGCGAAGGCGAAGAAGGAGCGGGAAGCCCTGGAGGCCAAGGCAAGGGCTGAACGCGAAGCGGTCGAAGCGCACGCCAAAGCGGAGCGGGAGATCGAGCGCAAAGCCGCCGATGAAGCGTTCCGGAAGTTTCGCAAGGAAGAGCAAGACCGGGCTCTTGCCGCCGCCGCTGCTGCTCAGAAGGAGCAAGACCGGCTGCGCGAACTGGCGGCGCTCGAACAGAAGAAAGCCGATGACGCCCGGGCCAAGGCTGAGTCTGAGGCCCACAAGCAGCGCGTAGCTCGCGAACTGGTGGAGGCTGAGATTGCTGCCATGAAAGAGCGGGAGGCTAAAGCGGCGGACGCTTTTCTGGCCGCGAAGGCAGCAAAGGCGCAACGTCCCGAGGCAGACCAACTGCGCGACTTCGCGACTCAACTGCGGTCGATCCCGCATCCCAAGCTCATGTCGGAAGCTGGCATCGCTCTCAGCGTGAAGCTCTCCCAGCAGGTCACCAAGTTCTGCCAATGGATCGAGGCCCAGGCCGCAACGCTGGAGGATCCAATGTCATGAAAGCTGGATTCATCAGCATCAACGAGCGCGATTACCACGCCGACAAGATCGGCGAGATCCCGACGCTCAACCACGGGACCGCCACGACGCTCGTCGCGAAGAGCCCCGAACACGCCTGGCAGGAACATCCCCGATTCGGCGCAGCGAGCAAGGAGGAGACCAACGAGATGTCGTTCGGAGACGTCGTCCACCAATTGATCCTCGGGAAGGGACAGGGCATTGCTATCTTCGAGGGTAAGACCTGGCAGGGGAAGGAGGCCGGTGCCTTCTGGGATCATGCGGTGTCCCTCGGCAAGACCCCGGTGCTGCTCAAGGTCTTCAAGCGGGCGGAGGCCTGCTGCGCGGCATTCCGGGCTAAGATCGCGAAGTTCCCCGAGCTCCAAGTGCAGTTCGGCTTGGGGCGATCCGAGCAGGTCATGGTCTGGAACGAGGGGCCCGTCTGGTTCCGGGCCATGTGCGACAAGCTGTTCATCGACGAGGGCGCGCACAAGGCGGTGATCTTCGACGTGAAGACAACGGACGACGCGCGCGAGCGGTGTTTCGCCAACAAGGTCCGGGGATTTGGCTATGATTTGCAATTCGCGCAATACACCTACGGCCTCCAAGCGCTGCGACCGGATCTCGCCGGCCGGGTCCGGTTCATCTTCCTGACCATCGAGACGAGCCCGCCATTCGCTCTGGTGCCCTACGAGCTCGATGGTGAGTGGCGTGCCATCGGTGTCAGCCGCTACTGCCGCGCGATCAGCCTGTGGACGGAATGCCTCAAGCAGAACCGATGGCCCGGGCTGGCCGCTGACATTGTGAAGATCGTCCCCAAGAGCTGGGAACTGACGATGGAGTTCGGCGAGGAATCTCTCGGCGAGAAGATGGAGAAACTGTAAAATGACCACACGAACATTCACAGACGAACAGGCGTCGCGGCAATCGGTCCCATTGCTCCTTGGCATCGCAGGTTGCTCGGGCAGTGGGAAAACTTTCTCGGCGCTGAGGCTCGCGGCCGGCATGCAGCGGGTTATTGGCGGCGAGATATTTTTTATTGATACAGAGCACCGAAGGGGCCTGCACTACGCCGACTACTTCAAGTTCCGGCACGTCAACTTCGAGCCTCCGTTTGGACCTCTCGACTACCTCCGCGCGATCGAGTACTGCGTTGGGAAGGGGGCTAAGATATTGGTGATCGACTCGATGACCCATGAACACGCATCAGAGGGCGGCGTAATGGACCGATCCGAGAAGTTCCTCGAGCAACGCTGTGGCGACGACGAGCGGGCGCGCGACAAGATGTTCATGCTCTCGCTCAAGGCTCCAAAGCTAGAACGGCGCAAGCTGAACACGGCTATCGTGCAGATGGGGATCAACTCGATTTTTTGCTATCGAGCTACGGATCGCGTAAAGCCGGTGCAGGGGCAGGGCATCAAGCATATTGGCTGGCAACCGGAAACCACCAGCCCGCTGGTCTACGAGATGGCGCAGTGCTTCCTGCTTCCGCCAGGATCGGACGGCCGGCCGGAACTGAATCCCGCGGAGAACGCCGAGAAGATGCTGACTAAGACGCCGGCCCAGTTCCGCGAGTGGTTCAAGCCGGGCTTCCAGCTCAACGAGGATCTCGGCCAGAAGATGGCGGAGTGGGCGCGCGGGCCCGTGGGCGCCGCGGAGCCACCTCCTGCGGCCACTCCAGAGTTCGTTGCGCCGGCCGGCTGGGAAAACTGGAGCGACGAGGAGCGCGGTGACAACCGGGCGCATGCCGGCACCCCCGAGTTCCGGGCGTGGTGGAAGACGCTGTCGGCTGAGGCCAAGCTGAAACTCCAAACCAAGACTCACGAGTGGGGAGAAGTCGCGAAAGATGCCGATGCCCGCAAAGGTTAGTGAGGCGGTTCGCCGTCTCAATCCCGGGGTATTCGATGAAAATACGCATCGTGCTAGAAGGGTATCGAACCCCGTCTCCAAACAGGCTGTACCGCCGGCATTGGTCCGCTCTGACCAAGGTGCGCAAGGAAGCGCATCAGGCGGTACAGCTCGCCCTCATGTCTCCATCGTGCTTTACCGTTGTGGAACCCAGCTCGACACCGACCAGAAGTACGCCTCAGTGAAGTGGATCTTAGATGCCCTTGTCGAGTGTGGCCAGTTGCCAGGAGACAAAGAGGGCGACATCACGCTCGAGGTGAGCCAAGAGAGAGTAGCCCACCGCAAAGAAGAAAAGACAGTCGTTGAAATAACCACCCCGTGAACCCCACGCTTAAAACCACGCTGATCATCGGAGCCGTGCTTGCGCTATCGCTCATTGCAGCGGTGCTCCACGAGTTCATGACGTGGCCGAAAGCCAAGGACGATCCGGCCAACAAAATCGACTACGACGAAACATGAGAAACGAAATGCAATTGCACGACGAAAGAGGAAGATGGGCGGAAGGGCCTGACGCTAGAACGCGCTTTATGGCGAAGGTTAGGAAAGGATCAACCGACGCTGATTGCTGGATCTGGACCGCAGGCACAAGGACGAATGGGTATGGGCAATTTTACTTACATGGTGCCGATACGCAGGCTCATCGTACCGCTTGGCTGATATTTAAAGGGCCGATTCCTGATGGACTGTATGTGTGTCACCACTGCGATGTCAGGTTATGCGTTAATCCTGCCCATTTGTTCCTTGGTACTGGGACTGACAACCAACTAGATTGCTCATCTAAAGGACGCTGTTTTCTGCAGCGATACCCTGAACGTTCACCAACGCGCAAATTAACCGAGGCGCAGGTACGGGAAATCATGAGTCTGAAAGGGCAACAGTCTGGTTGCGCGCTTGGGAGGAAATTCGGAGTATCAGATCACTCGATTTACAGTATATGGAACGGTAGCAAATGGCGGCATTTGGCCCTAACTCCCGTTGCGTCGCAGAACCGAGACTAGAAAGGAACAACGTGAACGTCCAAACATATGAACCTTGTGGATTCGGAATGCACACTGTCATGGAGAGTGGCAGTTATGTCCTGACAAATGAGTATCGTAAGCTGGAGGCCGAGCTTGATGTTGCGCGGGCGGTGATCGCGGCTAAGGACCAAGCACTAGAAATGATGAAGGACATTTTGCGAAAGAACTCATGGGGTCCGTACAACGTGCGCCCCGTCGTTGCGCTGGCAGAGCAAGCTCTGGCCCTGACGCCCGCGAGCGGGGACAAGGAGATTATTGACCAATTCCAGATCGAAACGATTCGTCATGCAGCAAACGCGATCTTCAATCAACTGTCAGAAGCACATGCTTGCCACGGGACCGAACAGGGGCAGAAGGCAATACTAGTCGCGCAACGACTTGCCGATTTGATCGTACAATCTAAAGCCGCAGGTGCCGCCATCAACGCCGCCCGGAGCGAGGGCAAGGAGGAACTTTGGCTGGTATGGAGCAACGAGCATGGCGCGTGGTGGGGGCCGAACGAATCGGGCTACTACACCGATATCAGGAGCGCGGGAAGGTACAGGAAAGAGAAGGCCATGGAGTGTGCTGATTCGCGCAGCCATATCAAGAGGAAGCTTCCTCCTGAAGTGATAATCTCGGAACGTGACGCAATGGCGGGAATAGATCCGAACGCCGCCCGTCCCGCGGGCAAGGAGGGGAACAGGCCATGAGCGTAGGAGGCAAAGTAATCGAAACGATCGACACGGGTACTCGCGTGTGGATCAACACCAAAGAGAAACCGGAGTATCATTCGGAATGCGCAATCTACGTCGAGCGCACTCCGGCAGCGCTTGCTGTCTCCGAAGGCGACATTGTCTGGTGGCAAGGAGCCTATGCCATGTGGACCCCAAAGAATCAGCACGGTAAGACCTACACCAAAACAGACATGAAACTGAAACGAATCGGTTTCTCTGGCGTATCTCGTCCCGCAACCCCGCCGGTCGCCCGGCCTGAAAGGTAAGATGAAAAAAGCAAACGCAGACTACTGGAAATATCGGCTGGAATGCGAGAAGGCCGATCATCGAGACACAAAACACGACTTCGCTAACTCAGTAAACCTTCAGCGCCATGAGATCATGCGGCTGCAGAAGATTATCGAGCGAGCAAAGAAAGCCCTAAACAAATGACCGCTAAAATCAAGCCGACAAAGCCCCACCGCCCGGTCAAGGCGTGGTTCAACCCCATCCTCATTATAGCCGATGAGCATCACGTTGAAGGCGACCTGCCCTGCGTGATCGTGCCCACCGACCCGGCCAGCGTCGAGTCCATGGTCGAGAAGATGGCGAAGGCTCTCTATGTGGACACCAATGGGCACATGGAATGGGGATCATGGGATTCCTGCAACGAGGAATGCAAAGAAGCATGTCGCGAGTCAGCCCGCGCCGCCTTGACTGCTCTCCACCCCAACCTGAAACGGAAATAGCTTATGAAAATACCTGAAACAATCCTGAGCTGCCCGTTCTGCGGCAGTCTTGAAGTCGAAATCTGCCGCACCAACCCCGACGCCTGTTGGGTCGCGTGCGCAAACGAATATTGCGAAGCGGAAACCAAATCCCATCGGACGCGTAGCGGAGCAATTCGCTACTGGAACACCCGAGCCATCCGATGCGAGACGGCGACCGTAATTCAAGATGACGATAAACGGAAATGACCCGCGCCATCCTGCTGCTCCTGCTGGCCGTCCCGTGTTTCGCTCAGGTTGACGATGCGCTATGAAAACACCTGACAGGAAAGGCGTATGGTCATGGAGTTACCTTCAACCCTGCATCGAATCATCCTACCCGGTACATATGCAGCCACGCCGACTCCCGAAACCCACAGTCATAACCCAGGAGGTTGATGTTTACGAAGGCCCTAACGGCTCCCTCTGTGTCTGGGGTGAAGACATCGGCATGGTTAACTACGAACAGAATATCACCCACGGTGATGAAATGCTCGGCCATGTCATGGCAAGCCTGCTAGACGGGGAATGGAAGTTTTTGCACCCTTTAGATGTCACCTAAAAACCGTGTCAAGCATTATTTTCAAGATCGTGTAATCATCAACTTGTGAAGTCGGAACCGTCTAAAACGTACATTTAAGAAAAGCTGATATGGTATAATACGCGCGATGAACACAACAACCAAAGCAGAAAGAGATCAGTTAAACACCGAGCGTCGCGCACGGGAACGCGAGGCTAGTCGCAAATGTTGTGCCGAGCGTTTCGGCCTGAAGATTGAAGAGGTGATCGACCACCATTCAGGAAGCTGTTATGATAAGGTGTGGGTCACGACAAAGGCCGCGGCCGAAAAGGTCTGCGGTGTCGTCAAGGAAGACACTGTTAATGGCGGCTGGTACGACGGGATGCCGCTCGGAGGCATTGTCAAGGACGGGCAAATCTACGAAGTGATGTGCTGACGGTGCGCTACTTGATCTTATTCCTCCTACTTGCCCCGCGCCTTGTCTCCCAGGTGGATGAGGCGCGGCTGCTGCGGGCCATTTCCGCCGTCGAAAGCAACTGCAACCCTGCGGCTGTGGGATCTCACGGCGAACGGGGCGCCGAGCAGATGCTACCGGCCATGCGCCGGCATTACGGCACGCCCATGGCCATGCTGCATGACTTAGAACGCCAGTTGCCACGCATCGGGATCGACCCGACGCCCTACACGCTGGCTCTAGGATACCACCTTGGCATCACCAAGCTCGCCCGGCGCGAGATCCCCGACAGCGCCGTGGCTTACGCCCAGCGGGTGCGGGCAATCTACATTTCACCATGAAAACACCACCTAAAACCGTCCCCCAATTGCTGCAGGAGTTCCAGCAAAATCCCAGTCTCGAAACTGGCTGCGCCGTCCTGAAAGAAACTGGCGCCTCATCCATCAAGATAGCCGTCAAATCTAAAACCGGAGTTCCCCTTGCTGCCCTGATAATCGTGAAGGGCAAACCTGAGTCTAAGGAGATTCTGGATGCCGTAGAGGCAATCGAGCACAATTGGGACAAGTAGGGTTTCCCCTTATTTGATTCGGCAAGCGGAGTGGCTACGCTGAAGGCACTATGAGCCTTATCTCGCTGGTCGTTGTTCTTATCGTCGTCGGGGTGTTGCTGTGGCTTGTTAACACCTACATCCCGATGGCCCAGCCCATCAAAACGATCATCAATGTCGTGGTGATCATCGCCGTCGTCCTCTGGCTGCTTTCGGCTTTCGGCATCCTGGGTGATGCCAACGCCGTGCGCGTGCCGCGCCTGCACTAGGCGTTCACCCCATGGTCGGAGTTGGGTTCAGGGCGTATGATCCCGGCCATGGATCACCACCACGACCATGACGGGCACCAGTGGAGCCGGGAGACTTCTCTACTGCTCGAAAAACTTGAACACATCTCTCGCCAACTCGTTCAAATCATGTCCACTCAAGCTGATCTCGTTGCTGCCGCCACCACCCTATCCACCGCTTCCGACGCCGTCAGCGTCAAGCTCGACACGCTCATCCAGACGGTTGACGCCGTCGTTGTCGCCCTTCAGGGCGCCGACCTCGATCCGACTGCCACTGCTGCGCTCGCCGCCATGAAGGCTTCCGCCGTCACCGCCGCCGCCGCAGGCGACAAGGTGGACGCCGAAGTGACCAAGCTCGACGCCGTGCTTCCGACCCCCGCTCCCGCGGCCCCGGTCACCCCGGTCACCCCGGTCACCCCCGCGACCCCGGTCAAGCTTCCGCCCCGCTAACCGATCACGGTTCCGGTTTACCTTCAGCCTCCGGCTTCACCGCCGGGGGCTTTTTGTTGCTCGCCCGGTGGCGCCGCAGCGCTTCCCGGTACTGCGCGTAGAGCGCTTTATCCTCCGGGCTGGAGAAGACGTAGGGAGTGGCCGGAAGGGCTTTCCTCAGCCGATCAATCTCAGCAAACCGACTGCTCTTGCCGCGCGTTGCCTTCGGCTTCACTCACGGATTTACGCTCAACCCCTCCGGCTTCTGCCGGCTGATCAGGCGGTTGAGCCGGTCGATGATGAGCTTTTCGTCGTCTCGGAAGGTGTCGAGCTTGGCGATCAGCACGGCCTCGTTGGTGCGCACGGTCGAGATCGAATCGTTGATTTCCTTTAGCGCGCGCTTCTCTTCGTCGGTGAATGAACGGTGCTCGGCCACGTAGCTCTCAAGTTGCGTGACGTGCGCCGGCAGATCCCTCAGCGGGGCGACCGCCGCGGCGAATTGGTTCATCATGTCGACGTGCTGCGCGGACATCGCCTGGCTGGATTTAACAACCTGCTGATCGACGTATTCAGGGGTGGCGTACGTCTTGGTCAAATAGAATGTCGTCCAGCACCAAAGCGCACTGGCAATCAAGACCGCCAAAGTGGCCCATTCTCCGAGGGTTTTGGGGAAGAAAGAGGGTCTCATTTGGTCAGCAGGATCTTGGTTATAACCGGGCTCAGGACGTTCCAGACAAATTCGGCCATCAGGATTATCCCAATAACCAAGGACATCGTGCGCGCAGTGTTATCCTTGGTCTCGGTCGCCTGGACCTTCGCTCCGGCCTTCTCGCTTGTCAAAGCGACGAGGGCTCGATCCGTGGCGCTCTGGCGGTCCACCACCTCCTGATGCCTTTTGTCCCAGGCCGACACTGCTGCGTCGATCTTGTCCTGGATGGTATTTCTCAACTCCTCGATCTTCTCCTGGATGGCGATGAGCGAGGGAATCGTCACAAACGTCGCCGCCTGATCGGTGAGGGTCTGGCGAAACTCGTTCACCGAGTCGAAACGGCGCTCCATGGACGTCTCTGATTTGGCATTTGCTTCCTTCACGGCGGCCAGAGCGGCTATCACCGCCTTCTCCTGCGCGGAAAACCGTTCGCCGTATATCCTGTCCCGTTCATCCAGCGTGCGCTCGATAAACTCCCTGAGCGAGACGGTTTCAGGATGATCTTCCGGTGTCATGGTCGTCGGGATTTTTCGGCGGCGAGATCAGCCTTGGCGCGCATCAGCTCAAATGCAAGATTTTGGATCTTCAATCGCAGGGGCACAAAAGAAATCACCCCGCCAATCAAAAGACCGGCGAGGTGACAGAGAACCAGTTTTGCCCAGATGGGCATCGGTTACTTGTGCGGAGCGGGCGGAGCGCCAAACCGCTTCTCGTTTGCCTCGGTCTTGGCCGCGACGAGCGCCTGCTCGGCGACGGTCGCCTCTTCTCCCTCCAGATTTTGGATGAGCGGGAGGAGGGTGTTGTCGATCAGCTCGACCAGTCCCTCGGCGGCGGCCACGACGGCTGCGGATCCGGGGACGAAGACGGCGGCGGCCGCGCCGAGCGCATTGGCGATTTCCGTGATTTGTTCAGCGGTGAGATTCATGATGTATGATGTTGGCTGGGTTGCGGGTGACTGCCGTTACTGCGCTCCGGCGTGAGCCGTGCGGAAGGCA